TAATTTTTTCTATATAAGTCTCTTCTAGCAGCTTCTAATGCACTGGGATTATTTTGTAGTTCGTTCAAATTAATTTTATTAATTTCTCTCTTTGTGAATTCTAGTATATTATATTTCTGACCATCTTTTTTTGGAAAAACTAATTGTCCTGTTTTTGGTGTAGAAGTTGTAAATGTGTTAAATCTATTTTTTCTAAAATTCTCAAACGTATATCCTTGATTATTTCTAATGTCTTGTGTCTGTAATTGTTTTCTTCTAATAATATCAGCAATTGTTGTAGTTTCCTCAACAATACTTAATTGATTTCTCACTGGTACTGCTTGATAATCCCTCTGTGGAATACTTGCTAATGAGCTTGGTGTTTCATCATAATGAATATTAGAAAACCCGTCTGGTGTGTCTTCTTCAGTATCGATTCTTCCAGTTTCGTAAAATACTGCTTCGTAGTTAATTGTAAAAGTATTTTGAGTGCCTCGGCCGCCATCAGCATAATCTAAGTTATCATGATCTAATTTACTTAACAAAGGATTAACAAGAGTATATCTATGATACACACCCCTAGTTAGTTGACTTACATTTATTTCTTTGAAAAAATGCTTATGCGGTAGCTGATTATCTAATCCGTATCTAAACAAAAAATTACTATATGTTAAATCAGGAGTGTATGCTTGAGGTCTTATTTGATAGTTGCCATCTACAAAATAATATTTGTAATACGCTTGTAGCAATGAATATGCTAAACCGTCATTATCGTCGTGCATTTCTACAGTAACAGGATCGTATTGAATTTGTGTCTCTACGTTCTTTTTTTGGTTATACCTGTTTATGGTTTCAACTCTTGGCGAGTACTTAGGAAGGTTAATAGTTTTCACTAATAATCCTATTTCTGCTGCACTCATTCCCCGATATTCAAAAGACGGTACTAGAGCTTTTGCAAAAGGATTGAGTACAAAATTAACATGATATAGAAAAGGTACTTTAGGTGCTAGTCTGTAATTATCATGTAAAAATAACTTACTAGCATGCTCCCAAGAAGCAAGGTTTCCTTTTGGACCATTGTACGCTTCGTATCTATTACTTAAATTGTTAAGATAAGGATTCAAATATGTCATGCAAATATTTATCCATAAAAAATGGGGGATAATATCCCCCATTTGTAAAACAATATTTGAAGTAGTTAAGCACCAATACCAGTTGCTAGTGTTCCAGTTGTACGTTCTATTGGCGTACCAATACCAGTACCGATTGGTGTTTGAACAGCATTATCGTAACGTATTTCCAGTGTTGTAGTTACAACCTCAGAAGTAGCGTAATTTAATTGGTTATATTGTGCATTTGTAATATAACATCCTACAACATCAAACGTTTCTAATGGAATAGGTTCGTGTATACCATTACCACCGTCGAGTATTTCAATCTTAGTAGTAAACTTATAGTCGATACCAGCAGCACCAGTTGATTGTTCGTAAAAATCAAATTGCTTTTGTAACTGCTCGCCTACAAGAAGCTGTACATTATTGTTTACATCTTCTCTTAGGTTAACAGTAATTGTTTGCCAAGCATGCTTACCTGCTAAGTATACTTTACTGTTGTAGCTATCTAAAACAATTTCTTCAAAACTTACGTTCGGTCTTGTAATATCTACAACTTGTTTTGTTAATTCTGTAGTAGGTGTACTTACTCCAAAATTAATAAATGTTACCCTAAATCTATACTGGAGTTTAGGCATGATCATTGCCTGGTTACTAGCACTTTGATCGTTTGCTATAGGCACTGTCATTTTAGTTAATGATGATACTGGCATATTTTCTTTGCTCCTAACTGTATATATTTAGCTTTATAAATTACCTATTTCACCGGTGTTCTTAATTCGCAACGGAATGTATATAAATTCAATTGCTTTTACTGGTTCAATAGCGATATCTATATATAACTCGTTTCTATCTATTCTAGCAGGCGTGTTGTTTGTTTGATCACATACAACTAGGAAGTCATAAAGTGCTCTGTTACCTACTAGTTCAAGCATCAATGACTCTACAGACGCTTTTACTTCGTCTCTAGTAATTTTATCATTAGGCTCAAATAGATATGGCTTAGCTAGTTTCTTTAATTGCTGTCTTAGGTAAATTACTAGTCTAGCAACATTAATTCTATCTAATGACGAAGCAGCAGCATATCTAGTTTTTTGACCAAATGCAACTAATCCGCTTCCATTAATAAAAGTAATTGGATTAATTCTGTTTTCGTATAAAGTGTCTCTTTGACCAATACTTAGAGATGCAACTTGGAATTCACCTTCACTTGTTACATATCCTGTAGAACTTGCATTTGTAATTTGACCTCTGCGTGTACCAGCTGGAGCAAACCAAGGATAAGAAACTTGATCGCTTAAGCTTATAGTACGAAGCATCATATGTGAAGCTGGCACTACTACGTTATTACCAAAATTATCGCTTGTAAAACCGCTAGGGTAGTAGTAAGCTAAATAAGGATCAGAACTTAAAATACCTTTTTCATTATCTTCAGCAGCCTGTAAAGCATTTGTAGCATATTGCTGTAAATCCGGCGTTGCGTTTGATAATCTAAACGGTGTGTCTGCTACAATAAATGCAGTCAAATCGCGATCATAGTTTAGAGTTATAAGCTCGTTTGTAAGCTCTGGATATCCTGGGCAAGATAGTAAGTTAAATACATAAAGTTCACTATCTCTTATTGTTTCGTTATCATTCGCAGCAGCTTGAAGTTTACGTACAATTGTAGCTCTCTGGGCTAGTCTACCAAATGAACCAGCTCCGGTAATTGTGTTAGGACTTTCAGTTACCCATCTATGTGGGAAGTAATCTGCCATATCCTCGTCATTGCCAGTTCCTACATCTATAAATCTAGGATTGTTTGCATTTAGATCTATATAATTCTTTTCGTAGCGCTTTACATTAAATCCACTTCTACGTAAATTAAATAGAAGCATACCTTTCGGATACAAGTCTGGATCAGGTGCGTCTGGATCTAGATATGAAGTTAATAATAATTGAGGTATAGTGCCTACTGGCTGTTGCGTAGCAGTACCACCGTCGGTGCCATATCTAGCATCAGCAAACAATACACCTTCTTCAGTTGTTTGATCTGTATTGTCTTTTGGAGAGCCCCATTTGTCTTCAATTGTTCCTATTACAGTATCATCAAATATGTATATTAAAGGATATTGTTCCAAGTCACCTGTTGAAATCCAAATGTCTCCACTAACAAGTGGATTACCGTTAGACTGTGTTGTTGGTCTAGTAACTCTTACTTGAGGACCGTTTACATCTGTGTTAGGGAATGCTGTTGCAGTTCTATAACCAACCCAACTACTTCCGTCATGATACATAATATCTACTTCGTCTAGAGTTGGATTATACCATAACTGACCTTGCGACGCTTCGTCAAATGGTGCAACTACGCTAGCAGTATAAGTAATGCCTCTCCAATTTGTTGCTTGGAATTGCTTTGGAGAAGTTGTAGCATCTGTGCCATCTACAAAGTCTAAGAATCGCATGCTTACTGGATTGGTAGAGCTATATGGTATAAAACCAATATTTTCTAGCATACCGTCAGTGTCTACAAATTGTATTTCACCCCCTTCGGAGTGACTAATAATAAGTTTAGCTTGATCTGTTACTTGGCAAGTAATATTAGGTACATCAGCAGCATTTATTGCATCAGCAATTATTTCTGCGTCGCTAACTGCTGATCCTGCTAATATTGCAGAAACTGTAACCGGTGTTGAATAACCGCTATACGTAGCATCAGTGCTTGCTACTGTAAAGGTAAATGTCCCTGCGCCTGGATTTGTTGAAGTAATGGCATTTGTTGTTATTGTAGTTGCACCAGTTGCTGCTCTTTCATAAACTTTAAAATTAGGAGTCGCAGGTGTTGTGTTATCTACGTTCACTTTTGTATAAGTTACACCAGCTGCGAGATTAATGCCGCCGCCTGATATATCTAATGCTTCGAGAGCTGC